CAGGGTGTTGATTTTCCCACTTCTATTGGTGGATTAAACCACACATCGATAGCAGCCATAGACTACTCGGTTGCTAATTATGCAAAAAATGCAAGGTATCCATCTACTTCTAGCTGGTCTTCAGGCTTTGCAGAAAACATGAACGTTGGCAAAAACTCTATAGCCCTGCCAGACTATAGACTGCCTAAGCTGTTCCTGAGCGAAAAGAGCTTAGAGTGGAAGTCTGTAACAGATCTTAGTTTTGATCCTGAGAACCCTACGTTCTCAATAAAGCCAGACATTACCTTCGATAACACTGGTGGATATTTCTTTTTCAATAGCCTTAGCTTTTTAAAAGAGTCTGCTCAATCAATCTATGCGGTTTTTGAAAAGACGGATACATTTACATATTCTGGGAAAGAAACACTGATGCGCTTTGAGAACCAGTTTGACAAATCAGCCATCGACATATCTTTAGATAACGATACAATTGAATACTCTGTGGAGTACCTGGACGAAAACAATAACTTGTTCTCAGAAATGTTCTACACATGCTCTGGGGTTAGTGTCGGTGATCAGTTTGCTGTTGGTCTTAGCTTCCAGCAGGCAGCAATAGCTTTTGGGGGGAGGGTTGCATCCTTTATTGGAACTATTCAATCATCTAAGGTATTTATTGCTGGAAACCAAAGCTATCAAAACACTTTTTCTGGAAAGATACACAGGGTAGCTATCTCAAGTGCCATAAATCTACAAAAGATGATCAACGTCTTTGATACAAATGGTCTAGCAAAGGATTATTCTTCTGGATCTCTAGCAGGTGAAAGCAATAAGCTGTCTCAAAAAGCAACTTATACACTAGTTCCTACTAAAAATCTTGGAAAGTTTGAGTTAGATATTGCAACGGATTCATATTGGGAAGACTACATTCCATTGAGCTATTTTGGAAAATATGTTTTAGATCAGGCTAACGACAAGTTCTTCTCTCTAGATTTTTTGCAGTTTAATGTAGACTATGTAAGGCTGAGTAATTTTTCTGAGGGTGCCTATGACACATCATCAATGCCAGTAAAAACATATGTTACATTCCAGTACTTAAAAAACGGTGCCAATAATAATATTGCGTATTACCAAAATACAGAGCCTTTACCTAAAGATGGGATAGTCTCACCAGGCACCGATTGGGTAACCACAAAGTACGAAGTCCTTAATGATTCAGTAATCAAGTTGCCAGTTGGAATTAGTATTGATAGCCTGGCTCTTGTCATTCATATTGAAGTACAGTCAGACGGCATTCTTAATGACAACATAAGAATAAGACACCTAGACATATCGTCACAAGCTCTTGGAAAGCAACCTAATAAGATTAAAACTCAGTTTGGAAGTGAGATAGTTCCTTACAAAAGATCTGGAAACTATTTTGAGTACAAGAACGTCAGCCCTTTTAGTATTGGAAAGAACAGTTCACCGTACCTGCACCTGACTAAAAATAGTGGAATGAAGCCAAGGGTGCCATTCTCATATTCTGGATTTGAAGGGCTAAGCATTCCCATTAACAAAAACAAAGCTTCATTCTTTAAGATTGATCTTTTTCAGATGTCTGTCAGATATGATGAGCTCACCTTTCCTACTGATCCAGTACAGCTATTTGAAATAGAAGGTCCTTCAGATTATGTTAGGTTCTACCTAGTAGCAGACTCTAATACACAAAAACGCGGTCAGATCTATGCGATTGACAGCAAGACTGGAACTCTTAGATCTGATATCGTGTTCTACACTGATGGAAAGGTTGTAAAGCGTCCGATAGTTAACTCTTATAGCTGGGCTACACTGTCATTCTCATTTCTAGATTCCCTGAGCTTTGAGAATACTCCTGGGGCAATCCGAATCACCAGCCCAATAGCATTCGACAACTTGTCTTATTATCAGGCAACTCAGCTAGATGATGTTCAAAGATTTGCGTTCAGGCAGTGGACAGCCGTACGCCAAGGCCAAGATGTGTCATTCGATTGGAGTGATTGGAGTGATGTAACTTGGCAAGAGGTGCTATTCTTGGCACAAACAGATGCCGAATTAACAGACGCTCAGCGTATTTATAAGACATTTACTGGTACAAATAGCTTTATTTTTGATTCAAGCTCCAGCCTGGTTGTCAGCAACTACAGGTCTTCCATCTATAAAGACCTGTCTTGGTCGAATTCTACCATCACTCCAGTATAATGTGGTACAATAGTAACCATGAATACTCCAAAACCAAGATTCCCTGGTCAGATCGGGGAGACAAAAGTACAGGTAGTTGAAGAAAACTACTCTAACTACGGAACATACGTATGGCACAAGCCAAGCGGTAAGGCATTTACAGACGGCAACGGCAATGCGTTGTCGATTGAATCAATGAAGGGCGACCTGTCGAGGGTACAAGAGCTAGAGAATGCTGCTCGATACTGGGGTCAGCCAGAGGGCACTGCAAAATTCTACCCAAACATGAAGAAGATTTCTGACGAAGAGCACAGCGAGCAAGTAGACAGAATGTCACAGGGCCTCATCCCTAGCATGAATGACATCGGGGCTATCACTGCTGCCAAGAAGACTCTTGAGACATACGGAGACGAGGGGTAATGTCTGAGCAAAGCTGGACTGTTGGTGCAAGAATTGATGAAATTGAGCAAACTGTAGATCAGTTTAAGAAGCAAGACCCATTCAACAAATCCTGGGATGACATCAAGTCTTTGACGGGGCTAGACACTAACTTCAAGAGACGTTCTAGCAGGATGTCAAAGAACTATACTTATACAAATGATGGCCCTACGGTAGATCCGTCTCAGCAATACATGACTAGTGCTCTTGCTGTGGCTTCTGGTATTGAGGACGCAAAGTCCAAAGAGATTAACCCAGGCACTGTCTTCCGTAATGGCTACGGAATGTTTGACGTAATCACTCCACCATGGAATCTGTATGAGCTAGCAAATTATTACGATACTTCTTTCGCTAATCACGCAGCTATCGATGCCAAGGTTGAAAACATTGTTGGTCTTGGATATGACTTCGAGGTGTCAAAGCGTACAATGATGAAGCTAGAGTCCACCGAGAATCCAGACGCAGTAGAAAGAGCCCGCAAAAGAATTGAGCGACTCAGGGTAGAGATGCGAGACTGGCTAGAAAATTTGAACGACGAAGAGTCATTCACCCACACTCTGACAAAGTTCTTTACTGATGTCCAGGCAACTGGAAACGGATACCTGGAGATTGGAAGAACTACCAAGGGCAAGATTGGCTATATCGGTCACATTCCAGCAACAACTATTAGAGCACGACGTTTGCGCGACGGGTATGTTCAAATTATTGGAAACAAGGTTGTGTACTTCAGAAACCTGGGGGCAAAGAATAAAAACCCAATTACTACTGATCCAAGACCTAATGAGATTATCCACTATAAGGAATACTCTCCATTAAATACATTCTATGGTGTCCCAGATATTATGTCTGCAATAACATCTTTGCATGGAGATCAGCTAGCCTCCCAATACAACATTGACTATTTTGGGAACAAGGGCGTGCCTCGCTATGTTGTAACACTAAAGGGTGCTCAGCTTTCTGCTGATGCAGAAGATAAGATGTTTAGGTTCCTGCAGAATAACCTTAAGGGGCAAAATCACCGTACCCTATATATCCCACTTCCTGGAGATAGCGATAACAGCAAGGTTGAGTTTAAGATGGAGCCTGTAGAGAATGGTGTCCAGGAGGCATCCTTTGAGCAGTATCGCAAACAGAACCGAGATGATATCCTTATTGCTCACCAAGTCCCGCTATCTAAAATTGGTGGAGGAGACTCTTCCGCCATTGCTGCTGCCTTAGCACAGGATCGGACATTCAAAGAGCAGGTCTCAAGGCCAGCACAGAACAATCTTGCAAAGATGATTAATAAGATCATAAAAGAAGAAACAGATATTCTGGAGTTTAAGTTCAACGAGCTAACGTTGACGGATGAGATTGCTCAGTCTCAGATTTTAGAGCGTTATGTTAAGAACCAGATTATGGTTCCTAATGAGGCAAGAGAGATTCTTGGATTGCCACAGAGGCCAGATGGAGACGAGCCATTTGAAATGAATTCTCGTCAAGCAGCGGATGCGCGAGCAAACACAGCACGGAACAGAGAGAGGGATACTGACAGATCCAACAACCAATCAGATAGTACATCAACTATCAGCGGTAGAAACCCACAAGGTGAAGGATCATCATCAGATTAAGTGAAAAAACAATTATATCGTTTTTCTAACAATTTGATAAAAAGTATTGTATAATATAACTAGTATGACTATGTTTAAGGCTCATTGGGCTACTGAAGGCGACAGCGTCCGCCTCTCCATGCCATTTAGTAAAGTCGATGTAGAGAAGCGCATCGTCTCTGGTTTTGCGACCCTGGATAATGTTGATAAGCAAAACGACATAGTTACCACTGATGCCTCACTGAAGGCCTTTAATAGTTTTCGCGGTAACATTCGAGAAATGCACCAGCCCTCTGCAGTCGGTAAGATGGTCTCCTTTAAGGAAGACAAGTACTTTGATCCAGAGACTAAAAAGTTCTATAGTGGTGTTTATGTTTCCGCGTACATTTCCAAGGGAGCAGAAAATACTTGGGAAAAGGTTATTGACGGAACCTACACAGGATTCTCCATTGGTGGTAGAATGAACAAGTGGGACGACGCCTATGATGAGAAGATGGATCTTCAAATCAGGGTAATTAAGGATTATGATCTTGTTGAGCTATCTCTAGTAGATAACCCAGCAAATCAGTTTGCTAGCATTCTTTCTGTAGAAAAGATTGATGGCGTAGATGTTATTAAAGGAGAGGCAATGGATGTAGAGGTAGAGAACGTATTCTGGGACCAGGATTCAGGCATTGTAATGCTTTCCGAAGAAGAAGAGCTTTCTAGCCCAGCTACTGGAGAACCTATGGCTAACATTGGTTTCGTAGAAAAGTCAGACGCTGACAAGAAAGACATGATAAAGTTCTTAGTTGATGGTGCTAAAGGCATTAACACTGAGATAACAAAGGAGGTTAGTCCTATGACTGATGAAACACAAGACCTAGTCGAGAAGGCCGATGACGCCGTTATTGATGAGGTAGTAGTAGAAAAATCAGAAGAGGTCGCTCCAGAGGCAGATGCCGCAGCTGAAAGCGTAGAAGCCGTCGTTGAAACCAAAGCCGATGAAGAGGCAGAGGTAGAGAAGGCAGAAAGCGTTGATGCAGTAGTCGAGGTCGAAAAGGCCGAGACAGCTGATGCAGAGGCAGTCGAAAAGGCTGACGATGTTGTTGAAGAAGTTGCTGAAGTGTCTAAAGCCGATGACGTAGCTGCAGATGCAGTTTCCGAAATCAAAGACACAATCACATCAGCCTTTAGCGATCTAGCAGATACCGTAAAAGCATTGCATGCCGAGGTAGATGCACTAAAGAAATCAATTACTGGCGTATCCGAGGAAGTTGCTGCAGCCAAGCAGGAAATTTCTGCAACAAAGGGCGACTTTGATGAATTCGGTAAGAGGTTTGAGGCTGTTGAAGCTGACACCGCTTTCCGTAAATCTGGCGATCTGGGCGAGATCGTGCAGGAACAACCTGAAATGGTTGAAAAATCCCTATGGGGCGGTCGTTTCCTCAAAACAGCCGACTTATTTAATTAAGTAAAATCACTTAGGAGGTGACTATATGTCGGAAGAAATTATCAAGAACCAGCCATCAGAGGTTGGTGAACTAGGAGATCCAAATCCTGGTAACTTCCAGGCTCAGGGTGCATTCGCATCTGGTGGCATTGGTGGAGTAACAGATCCTGGCGCAAGTACACTTGGTAACATTCCTACAGCCGAGTTCGGTGTAACAACTGGACCAAACGCAGTAAACCCTTCGGGTGGCGCGGCTAGTGGAATCTTACGCCCAGAACAAGCACGTCGTTTTATCGACTATGTTTGGGATGGAACTGTTCTTGCCAAGGATGGTCGTCGCGTAACAATGCGTGCAAACACAATGGAGCTTGAGAAAGTTAACGTTGGAGAGCGTGTTATTCGTGCGGCATCACAAGGTATTGGTGACTACACCAACACAGGAGCTACATTCAGCAAGGTCGAACTTACTACAAAGAAGATTCGTCTTGACTGGGAGGTCTCCGCAGAAGCACTAGAAGATGGCATCGAAGGCGCAGCACTAGAGGACCACTTGGTTCGTCTAATGACCAACGCATTCGCAAATGACATCGAAGACCTAGCCATTAACGGTGACGGCTCTACAGGTTCATTCCTATCTATCATGGACGGCTTTGTTAACAAGGCCACCACAGGTGGAGATGCACACGAGTACGTAACAACCGTTACTGACAACGCTTGGACTACAGAGGTTATGCAGGGAATCATCACTGCAATGCCTCGCAAGTACCGCGCACTTAAGAACAACCTTAAGTTCTACGCAGGTACCGATGTATTCCAGGGTATCGTAAAGAACAATGGAACACTTGCAGACGCTATTTCTGAGGCATTCGCCCCACGCAATGGTGGAACTGAAGTTAACCGTCAGTCATACCTAGACGGTTCAGGCCAGACATTGGGTACCGCTCGCACCACACGCGTGCTTGGTATCGACGTCCTGGAGGTTCCTTACTACCCAGCTGGTTATGTAGACCTTACATTCCCAGCAAACCGTATCTGGGGTTTCCAGCGCGACATCACCGTAAACCGTGAGTACGTTGCGAAGAAAGACACAATCGAGTACACCGTATTCGTTCGTTTCGGAATCCAGTGGGAAGAGGAAGACGCAATTGCATTCGCGGATGCAGGAGCAGATTCCTAATCCATTAACATAAGTTAATACTAAAAGGGCAGGGGCTTAGGTCCCTGCCCTTTTATTTATTCTGGTATAATATTAGTAGGAGGCAAACATGGCAACTACAAAGAAAGCACAGCCAAAGTCTGGTGCCGCACCCTCAGCAAAGCCAAAGGCTGCTAAGAAAGCGACAACAGCAAAGAAGACCGTGTCTAATGACATTATCGGTTCTGGCATTCCAGAGAATGCTGTAAACCTTAATGTTCAAGATCAGCCAATTAAGGCTGAAAAAGAAACGGTTGCACTACACTCTACCAGGAATGTTCTCTGGGAGGGCGTAGGCAGAGTTGAAACAGGTTACAACATAGTAAAGAAGTCTGTTGCGGAACAGTGGCTTACAAGAAGTCACATTAGGCTAGCTACCCCTGAAGAGATAGCTAGAGAATACGGAGTATAGTAGTATGGAAATCCTAAGAGTCCCACACACAGTCCCACAAACAGAAGTGACTGTGTCACTAGCGAACACAGAGTATGAGTA